TGCGGCAACCGAACGATATAGCGATGCGCAGAAGCGTTTGCGTGATGCGAACATCCGATTGCAGGATGCGACGCTTAGCCAACAGAAAGCGGAAAAAGAACTTATCCGTTTGCGTGCAATCACGGCTGACCCCGAAAGCGTGGCTGATGCGGAACGCAGTTTGGAACGCTCAAAGTATGGTGTGGAAGAAGCCAACTTTGCGGTCACGGAAGCCGAACAGAAACTTGCCGAATTGCGTGCCAATCCCGAAGCATCAGCAACGGAAATTAGGCGTGCCGAAATAGATTTGGCGCAAGCAAAGTTGTCTGTCAAGGACAGCGTGCGACAGGTGCAAGAAGCGGAAGCGACGCTTGCAAAGGAAGTGAACCGTAAGGCTTCTGCGGAAGAAATTGCGGCGGCTGAACGCGATTTGCAACAGGCGAAAATTGGTGTGGTGGATGCAACAGAAGCGGTGGAAGATGCGACGAAGGAACAGTTGTTTGCGCAAGCAGTTCTGAACCAAGTGTTGAATGGTGCGACGGAAGAAACGGATGCTTATAAGGATGCGTTGAAGGAATTGACGGATGCCAAAGATGGTGAAGAAGAAGCGCGGCGGCGTGTGGCTGATGCGATTTTGGCGGAAGCAAACGCGACGCTTTCGTTGGCGGCGGCGATTGCGGAATTGAATAAGGTGAAGGGTCAGACCCCTGCGGCGATTGTGGCGAAAGGTACTGCACAGTTGGCGGGTATCGCAACGGATAATCCTGCGTTGGACATTCTGAACCAGACAGGCGGCGGCGGAAATAACGGGAACACTTACAACACGACAGTAAATGCGGGGATGGGTACTGATGGTGATGATGTAGCGCGTCAAATTATTGGTGTGTTGAAAAACTATGAGCGTGCGAATGGTTATGTTCCAATCGTTTCTGAATATTCGGCGTATGTATAACTATGACAATTCAGACTGCATGGGGTGAAACGCTCACAGTATTGATGAACATTGACCCGATTTCGGACATATTCATTTTGGATAGTGCAAGTAATGGCGTTCTCAATCAGGATTACTTGGATGGACAATTTCCGCCTGTGGATGTATCTGCATATGTTCAAAACATTCGTATTACGCGGGGAAGGCAAGACCAATTAGCACAGTTTTCGGCGGGTTCATGTTCAATTACTTTGCTGAATAATGACCGTCGCTTTGACCCAACTAATCAAAGTTCGCCCTATTGGGATAGCGTTCTTGTTCAATCTGGTGTGACACCGCGCCGACAAGTGACGGTGAAATTGGGTGATGAAAGTTTGTTTGTCGGGCGTATTACCGATATTGACCTTTCTTATCAGGCTGGCAAAAACACAGATATTTCTAATGTTATTATCAATGCGGCAGATGATTTTGTGTTATTGGCGAACACGGCTTTGACACAAAATCGGACACCTGCCGAAGAATTATCTGGTGCGCGTTTGACTTATTTGTTGGATTTGCCAGAAGTGAACTATTCGGGTTTGCGTAATTTTGATACGGGTACTGCGACACTTGGCGCATATCAGATTGATGAAAATACCAATGTGCTTGCTTATGCGCAGGCGATTGCGCAAAGCGAACAAGGTTTCTTTTTTGTTGCACGCGATGGGAAACTGACATTTACAGACCGTCTATCTATTGGGTTTGCTTCTTCTGTTGGGTCATTTGCTGACGAAACGGGAAGCGGGGTGAAATATCAAACGCTTTCAATTATGTACGGACAAGAATTCCTATACAACAAAGTTGCCGCAACCCGTGAAGGTGGCGCAATTCAAACCGCCAATGATGTTGCGAGCCAAAATGAATACGGCATAAGCACACTTTCCCTTGATGGATTACTTCTTTCATCCGATAGCCAAGCGCAAGACTTGGCTGATGATTTATTGGCTTTGTATTCTGAACCCGCTTACCGTTTTGATGGCATGACGGTTTTGGTGTCATCTTTCGGGGCATCAGACCGCGTGATTTGTAACAGGCTTGAACTTGGGGATACGGTGACGGTGGAACGCAACTATCAAACAGGTTCACCAACCACCGTCACCAAGTATCAATCCGTTGAACGATTGACACGAAACATCACCCCCAATATTCACCGTCTTGAAATAGCAATGTCTGATGCCTTTGTGGTGTTCCCGTTGATTTTGGATGACGCAGTATTCGGGGTATTGTCCACCGACAATGCGCTTACCTGATTGCTATGATTGCAACCTGATAACACAAAGGCAGGTATAACAAGTGGCTGGTGCGGGCGCGAAGTTATTTGTAAGCGGCGATGTGCTGACTGCGGCGCAAGTAAATACCTTTCTGCAAGACCAGGTGATTATGCGGTTCGCCACCACAACGGCACGCGATAACGCTTTTGGTGGCGTAGGTGAACCAACGCTTGCCGAGGGTATGTTTGCGTACATTGACGCAGACAACAGCATTTACTATTACACAGGCAGTGCGTGGGAAGTGTTTAGTCAGCCATTAGAAAACACGGTGCTTGGTTATCGGAATGTGGTTATCAACGGTGCGATGCAGATAGCACAAAGAGGAACATCAACGGCGAGCATCACGGGTGGTGGCTATTTTACGGCTGACCGTTTCTACTTCAATGCGGTCACGATGGGCACTTGGACAAACAGCGTTGAGAATGATGCGCCGACAGGTTCTGGCTTTCGTAAATCGTTCAAGATGCTTTGCACCACTGCCGACGCTTCGCCTGCCGCTGGCGACAGAGTGTATGTAGAACAAGCCTTTGAGGGTCAGAATCTGCAACAGTTCCTGAAAGGTACTGCGTCGGCAAAACAGTTTTCAATGTCGTTTTGGGTCAAGAGTGGCACAACGGGAACTTATGTTGTCTGGTTGCTAGATAATGACAATACTCGCAGTGTGTCTGCCACATACACCGTGAGTGCGGCAAACACTTGGGAAAAGAAAACGATTACTTTTCCTGCCGATACGACGGGTGCGTTTGATAATAATAATGCTTTGTCATGTTTGGTGCGATGGTATTTGGGCGCAGGAACTGACTTCACTTCTGGCACACTCAATACAACTTGGGCATCTGTAACAAATGCGAACACTGCCGTCGGTCAAACGAACCTTGCCGCCGCTACGAACAACTATTGGCAAGTCACTGGTGTGCAGTTGGAGGCTGGGTCGGTGGCGACACCGTTCGAGTTTGAGGACTACGGCGAAACGATTAGGAAATGTTATCGCTATTTCCAGCATGCCCAAGACGCACAAGTTGGCGGATTTAGACAAACAAATCAGGTGCAATGGGTACAGAACTATCGTAGCGAAATGCGTGCAAACCCAACAGTTACACTGAAAAATCTGACTACGCATGACCTGAATGATGGCGACAATCTTGCGACTTCTGCAATCGGTGTTGTCACATCACAAACCAATAACTCTGTTTGGCTTTTCGCAACTGTGACTAACACGGGAACGGTAAATGGTGTTGCCGTTGTCTACGCTGATGGAAGCGCACCAACAGGTCTTTACTTGGATTCGGAGTTGTGATGTACCGATTAGAAACATCGTTTATGAATTATCGCTTTGTGCGCCGTCTTTCAGACATGGCTTGCATCCCAACGGACCCAGCGAACACTGATTATCAGGCGTATCTTGCTTGGGTAGCGGAAGGTAACACCGCAGAAGAATGGCAACCCGAAAGCGAATAAGCCTAAATCACGGAATAAGTGATACGAGACGAAAGCGAAACACAATGATTGAGTGCGTGAAGTGGCTGACTACGCTGGCACTTATCACGCTGAGTGCCTGCGAAACGACACGCACCAACAGCGACAAAGGCGTGACAAGACCGACCTACTGTATGCCTGTTGATAGATGCTGACGATGAGACAGCGATACACGGCAGAAGAACTACACGCACGAATGGTCGCCACCGTTGGCGTATTGCTGGGTGTCGTGTTCGCAGTCACCGTCATCGGCTTTGTGTACGGTTTGCTGTTCGTCAGTCAGCCTATGGAACAGTCACCGAACGACAAAGAATTCATCAGCCTGATGGCTACGATTGTTACATTCCTATCTGGCACGCTGGCTGGGATTGTCGCTAGTAACGGTATGAAAGATAAGGCAACACAGAAAGATGACATATCAGATGAATGAGCGAATGAAAAACGCAATCCAATCGTATGCGCGTTCTATTGTCGGTGCTGTTGTGGCTGTTGTTGCGACAGGTAATTACGCACCAGAAGATTTATTGAAGGCGGCTGTTGCGGCATTGTTGCCACCTGTGTTGCGGTGGCTCAATCCGAAGGATGCCGCGTTTGGTCGCGGTGCTGATAAAGCGTGAACGGTTCGCGCCCGTACACGGGTACGAATGATGGGATAAGTAAGGGGAAGCGTGAAGGCACGGAAGAATTCGTGCGGCAGATGGCGTTCTTGTCTGATGGCGGTTTTTGGCACAACGGTACTTTTATCGTCAGGAAAATGAAGGGGAAGGAAAGC